CCTGTTACGACATTCCAGGTAAAAGCAGCCGTTCCTGTCGCTGCAATCGTAATACTTGCCGCACCATTGGTAATAGAAATATTGGTACCGGCTGTAATCGTTGCCGCCGTTGGCGTTGCTCCCGTAGATCCTATAATAATTTCACCGTTGGTCATGGAACTACTAAAGCCAGGAACGCCAGATGAGTTTGTGACTAAGGTTGCGCTTGCTGTTCCGGCAGCAATACCTGTGCTTAAAGGAAGTCCGGTACAATTGGTTAGAATACCGCTCGCAGGTGTTCCTAATAAAGGTGCTGTAAAAATAGGCGCATCAAACGTGGGAGAACTCGTGGTATCGATGTCTTGCGGAAGTGTTAGTGTGACGTCACCTGTTTCGGGCGTTCCGCTAGTACCATTTGCAAACACTTGATGCGCCGTTCCGATAATCGCCGTAGTTACACTTGCTGATGTAAAACTAAGTTGTCCTGAACCATTCGTATAAAGAAAAGTATTGGGTGCACCGTCAGAAGTTGGCCAGCGTAAATGATCAAATACCAATGCGCCGGATCCGATGGGTGTAATATCAATATCAATATTGGAATCACTACCGCCAGCCGTGATTAAAACGCCCGTTCCGGTGGATGAATTGGAAAAAAGCGGATAATTAACGGCTAATGCACCCACGGTCTCATAACGAAACAGATAATTGCCGCTACTATCTTTTATACCGGTTCCCGGAAAATCAAATTGAAAGTTTTCAGTGGGAGCACTCGGACGCAAACCGACGGGAATATCGCCAATTTGCATTTCACCGCCGACGGTAAATTGCGAAAATTTTACTTCCATCCTTGGACTCCTTTAAATGAGTTATCCCTTAATTAAGTGTTTCAATTGCATATAATGTCACACTGATATCGGTCGTTGCTGTTGCCGTAAAAAAATGTAATACATCACCTGCTTTGACTTCTCGGATTAATGTACCATTAATCAATTCACTGGTAGTTGCAGCAAACGTATCGCCAGCAGGAACAGCAGCCGTTTGATTTAATGCAACCCATACTTCGGCGGTATATTTTACTTTCATTAAGGCTTTAAATCGTGGTGCACTGCCAGGAATGGTTAAAGTAGTATCGGTCGTTGCAGCAAGCGTTGAACTGTAAAATAAATTACTGAAATTTAAACCAGTATCATCAATAGGTTGTTGTGCAATGTAATAAGGGGTTTTCATAAATAATCCTTTATAAATAGTTAAACAATGCCAAGGCGTGCATCGGCAACATAATGAAGGCTTGCAAATACATATGCTGTTGAACTCGATACACGAGTGCCTGATGCAATTACCGCAGTCGTACTAACAGGTTGAAGCGCAAAGCCGGTATTACCGCTATTTGATACAGTCCAATTACCAGAAACAGCCACATCACCCGTTGACATCGTATGGTCTTGCCAATAAATAAGCGTAATATCAGCGCTCGTCCCAGCTGTTGAATAAAAAGAGGGCGTTACGGGCAAACGCTTTGTTACGCTATATCGAGCCGGAACATATAATGCTGATGCAAGAATAGTACCAGAACCTAATGCTGCTGATTGTGGCGCAATAACAGAACCGTCTGTGGATACAGCAGCAGGATAGACACCTGTATCGTAACTGGTTTCATAATAATACTGACATTCACGTCGAACTTCATCAAGACTTTGAGGTGCTGGACGTGTGGGAATATCGCTGGGCGTTACGGAAATAGAATTAACGGTAAGGGTTGTCCCGGTATCGATATAAGCAAACGTTACAACAATTGCAAAATATTGTGTATCACTGATTTGTGTATTATCGATAATTTCCCATCCGGTAAATCCCATATCATTGGTAAAATTAGGAATGGAAGAATCAGCAGAGACATAGGGTAAAACCGCAGAAGGCGTGGGTAATCCACTTCTTGGAATGATGGTCCATCCAGCAGCCGTTAATGTTAAGACACCACTGGTATCGACGGTTCCAATAGTCGTTGCAAGCGTTGGAATGGTAGAAGTAGAAGGCGCTCTACATAAATAAGTCTGCATGGTGACATTGCTAGAATTACTCGTCATATAACCAAATACATTGACGGAAAGTCGTGTACCCAACATTTTTTGTGCTTGTGCGCCCGATAAATATTGAAGGATATAAAAAGAATCATTTGTGCCAGCTGTGGTAAATCCTAAACCATTGGTTACGGCATCAGGAGCAAATGCAACATTTCCACTAGAACCTGCAACGCCAATTGTTTGATCACAAATATAAGCAGCGGTTGTCGTAAGATTTCCAGAAGCTGCGAATTGAAAAGGATTTAAAGGAAAATCCCATGCTGTTAAAAAACTCGGAACCGGCCGTGTATTTAAACGCGGGATATAATAATCTCCCATGAGCGCCTGTTCGCGATTAGAAGAATTGAGCTCATAAGGAATTAAATCTGCCCCTTCTTCATTTAAGGTGGGCACGACTTGAATGCTACTAATTCTAATATGTGACGATGGTAAAAAAGATATATAAATATCAATGTATGCCGAAAATCCCTCATCTGTATTCGTAGAAATAGGAATAGGATCCGTGGTTGCCCCTATGAGTGCCTGATAGCCTGAATTATCAAAGGAAGCATCCATAATCGAAATAGGTGGACCCCCCGTCGATTCTTGATAAAACATTTGAATGCCAGTCGTGCCAGAGTTTTCATTAATCGCAATTAATGCGCCTGAGAGAAAGATAGATTGTGTTGCGGTACTCGCCCAGAGCCCTGAATTGTTATAAAACCGTTGTCTCAAATAACAAGCTGTGATGCCGGAAGAAAGGTTGACATCTAAGACATAGGGAGGACTCGTGACAATCTGTGCATTTCCTTCAATCGGTATTTGTTGAACTATCACGGTTCCTGTACCGCTTATGACAAAATCCCAATTTGGCGCAAATTCAAAGTCCTGGTTAGTAGCAGAACTTACGGTATAAGTAGTTGTCTGATTTTGATTAATGAAAACTTGTGTAAATTGTGAATTTGATATCTGATTTTGAATTGAAAAATCATTTTGTGTGGGTGATGTACTTGACGTTAAATTAGGCCATGCTTCGCGGGTAAATTGGACAACACCATTACTATCCTCACAGACCACATAATAAAGGTCTAAATTCCCCTCATCATCATAAGGATAATAATAGATGACGATATTATCACCTCCATTATCCATGGGTGTGCCAACTGAGCTCAATACCACGGGATTTGGAAGTGCTACATACGAATAATCAGGCGGAGCGCCCGTTAGTTCATAGACCGTTTTAGGCGTATTTCGGGCGACATCTCGATAAAAACTTAAAGTACCTCCTGCTAAAGGAAGTCCACTATCCTTATCAACAAAATAGCCTTCTAAGTCAGAGGTTACAAAATAGAGTGGGTTTAGTCCCATGGTTCAATCCTTTGATAAATAATGTATAATCAGCCTATGATTTACGCTTTAATACTACTCGCGGTTGTTATATTTTTAATTAACGCCCACGAAAATATATATTAAGTAATTGCTTGTGCACCTACTTTTCCAAGTAAATTATGAAAGGCCGCTAGCAATTTGTCTTTCTTTGTTACTTCTTTTAATTTATTCAATTCTTTGGCCCAATACGGATTAGTAATTAATTCAACAGCTGATTTATCATATTTGCCGCCAGACAATAATTCTTGTAAATAACGCATGGCCGTTTGCGTACTACTCCGAGATTCTGACATACTTCCGCGCGCCAATGCCTCTGCCGTTTTGGCAGTCGGAATATTAATTAATCGCCCGAATATTAATTTCATATCCTCTAATTGTTGTTGCGCATTTTTCATACTTTCAATTTGTTCGGGGGTACTTGCTCTTTCTTCCAAACGTTTGAATCTATTTTGAAGATCAGCATAGTCTTTTTTATTTGATAAAAGCGTTTTAAAAAGATTCGTTCCGGTTTCATCTTTTTTATTAAATAATTTTTCAATCTCTTTACGAACGATGCCACGTTCTGCTAATTGGCGCGCTTCTTTATATTCAGGCGAAATAGTATCTAATCTTTCGAGTAAATTATTTTTTGTGTCTTTTATAATATCGGCTTCGCCCGTATCAACATTTCTCGCTTTCTTAATCATACCGTCCATCGCACGTTTTATTTGATTCATATATTCGATACTATTTTCAGGAACTCCTTTTAATTTTTCTTTATACGCTGATTTGCTCTCTACTATTTTTGATGCTCTTTTGAATATTTCATTTTCTTTTAATTCATTAAGCTCTTTTTGTGGAATTTCTACAGGCTTTGACTTTTCATAAAGTGCGCTTTTCCGTTCTTCTAATTTTTTCGGAAAAATATTGCCAAATAAATTTTCAATGGATTTTTCTTCACTTTCTGCACGTTCTTTTCCTTTTTCATAAAGTAGTCGCGCACCCTTTTCAGTTTTACCTAATGTTCCTTGTACACTACCCGTAAATGGATTTGTGGATGCTTCAGCGGGTGTAATATAGGTCAAACCTAAACGATTGGTTGCATCTACTGCTTCTTGATAAGGCGTACCTTCTACACCTTTTAATATATTTTCTCTTACTCTTCTTTGCGTATTTATTCCTTTTGCGCCTAAACTTCCTAATAATACAGCCGATAAATCCGCAACGGGTTCCGGTGCCCCTATTCCTTTCGCACCATAATAACCAAGTCCGCCTGCGCCTAATGCACTTAATACACGTGAGAAATTACGAATCGCTGGACTTCCGGATTTGATGCCTTGTGATACGGCAGAAAATGGACCCGCAATAGCAGCACCTTCCAGTGCCGTTCTTCCTGGGCTTTCAGGTGATTGACTACCCGCAAGAAGACCTTGAGGAATGGCATTCGCTAACGCTTTACTCAAATATTTGCCGCCGCGCATTGCACTGAATGCTTCTTCTAATATAGGAATTTCTGGTGCAAGCACAGCAGGCGCCATAGTTCCCGCAAATTGCGCGATTCTATCGGCTGTATTTTGTTGGCCTTGAGGGACGCCTAGCATTTCTGAAAAGTCAGAAGGTTCTTGTTTGGGAGCAGCATGTGGTAATCTTTTTTGTATTGCATCCGGTAATGCGCTTCCTAATTTTTCACCTAGAGCAGATGCAAGATTATTAACAGAAGCAGAACCACGTGAACCAAAATTTAAAAGTCCGATTAATGGATCTTGAACAGCATAACGAAAAGCTTCTTCGGTTTTACTTGAAGGCGGAAATTGTTTTTGCAAAACAGCTTCAATTTCAGCATTTGACATATCATCGGGAAAATTACCTATTTTTCCATTAGGAAGATTTATTTTTCTCGTCATTACTCGAGTCTCCCTGTTTTTCGATTAAAGTGCATTTCTCCGCTTGTAGATGTTTCTGTTGGTTTACTTGTCGTCGATGTGTCAGGTGGTATCGAAGCAGTCGATGCCCCTATACGTATTGATCGTTTTGCCTCTAATGTTTTATCTAATGCTTCTAATGTATATCTAAGAGTTTCTTGGCGCGCCACGTTCGACATGAAAGGCCAATTCGTTTTAATCTTAGTTTCCATATCTCCTAATATTTCACGTGTAATACTTGCAGTAGGCCTGCCACTATTGATGATGTTTTGATTTGTTGCCAAATCGGTTTGTAATTGTTGTGCAGCCGCCAATCGTCCTAATTTAATTTGATCGTCTTTCTTATTTGAAAAAGTAGCTGCAATTTGTGCCGGACTATGGCCAGCAATCGTATCTCCATAAGGCGCAAGCGCATCTCCCACATACTTCGTTAAAACAGACATTTCTTTTTCTGCTTGCATGCCTCGTATAACATTTGAAATAACATCAGCAGTGGATCCAGCTTTAGTCATTCTGTCTAATGAAGATAGCATAAGGGGATTTATATTTATCTTTGTACCATCTGGCAATGTTGTTTTACCTTCCATAACAGCATTTGCAGCCTCGAATGCTTGATCAGGCGTAAATGTAGGATTACTTTGTCCTGTTAACCGTTGAAAAAGAAATTGTTCTTTTCCGCCTGTTCCCAGGCCAGTTATTCCCAAATCTCTTTGCTTTGTTAGCGCCGATCGTTCATCTACAAGTGATTGAGAAAGTTTAGGATACCACGCATTTTCAAGCGCCGCTTTTTGCGCTTCAAATGGCGTCATCGTATTAATTTTATTGGTACTCGCTCGTTGAAAGGCGCGCTCTGCCTCTCTACTTAACTGTTCAGATTTAAACTTTTCAGGTTGTTCTTCTACTAAATATTGTTGAAGTGCATTAGCAAGTTGTTCTTTTTCCTTTTGTCTTGCTAATTGTGCTGGCAATTGGCCCGCTTTATAGCCGGTCGATAAGTTATCAACTAAGTCTTTAAAAAAAGGATTTCCTTGTGGTTCTATTTTAGAAAAATCAATCGGTTGAAATGGCATAATGATTCCTTAAATAAACCGGCTGAAAAGATTGCCGCCGACCGTTCCTGCATCTTTACCGGGTAAATCTAACCCAAAGATGCCACCTAATGCTTTTGTAAGACCCGACAAGAGATCGCTTCTACTTTTATTTTGATTTTCTTGGCCTTGAAAGGCAAGTCCTGCTTGCGTTCCTAATACATTGGATAAATCACTGGATAATCCTTGTGTTGCATTAAATCCGGTATCAAATGTATGTTGCAATCCTTGCTGTCCTTTTTCTTGAATTCCCAGTACGGTTTTTAACCACTCCTGCATATCAGCTCCTAATAAGCTATCGGTAAGCCGTGTTTGATTGGTGATGTCATTAATGCTTCCGCGCATGCCACCTGCCGCTGCACTATTTCCCGCCGCTCTTTGCGTTTCATCACGTGCTAATTGATAGGCACGTGAAGGTTGATATTTTTTTAATATACCTTCAAGAAAATCAGCAGGATGTTGTGTTTGTTCAGTAAAAGAGGGATTTAAATTGCCGTATGCTTCATTTCCTTTTTGGATATAAGGATCGTAATAACCCTTTTCCATGCCTGGAATTTGATTCAAATAAGGCATCGCCGCATCTGCAGGATTTTTACCACCACTAAAAAAATCAGATAACCAACTCATAACATCTCCTTATGTACTAGTGATGGTTTCAACAACGCCAGTGGCTGTCAAAACCTGTAATTTTGCAATATCGGTATTAAACCAGACAGTACCGAGTGCTGCCGTTGCAGCGATCGCTGTAATTTGTGCAGTCGTATATTGTGGAAATTGTATGCCATTATTAGTAATTAAACCATTGTCTATAGTGCTATTAACAATCGTATTTAATAAGATGATTGCAATATTTAATGCTTGAAATGTTTGATCATGAAAAAGATATGCATCGGAGGTTAAGTGTCCATCTTTTTCGGTAAAATCCATATCATAAAAAACCGGTAACATCTGAATCGTCATATAGTTATCTCCAATACGCCATCTTTTACGACAAATCGTTGAAAACCCCAAAAACGTAACTGAATTGCACATTCATTTGCCTGACCGATTCGATGCCATCGTATTTGATTTCGATAATTGCCCTGTGAATTTAAAACTCTTCCGACGACATTACTAAATGACTCATTTCCATTTTTAGAAAAGGACAGATCTACACGGGGAATATCAAAAATCGATGTGCAATAACCACTTTCCGTCAAAATTTGATAGCCCATTTCTGTAATAATCGGAAATTGACCCGTTTCAGTAATTAAGGTTCCAAAACATTCGGGTTCCGTGTATGGCATCAAATAGTAATTATTGACGCCTTGTTCAATCCAAAAGGTAAAACGATTGATGCGAAATCGTGATGAATCTTCGCGACGGATAGATTTACAAATGCGTATTCTGGGAATGACATCACCCATGGTATTGGGATCAAGACTGTAATTATAGGTAATAAAGTCGGTACCCAATTGATAAAGATTGGCATCATTTAATGAGATAAAGTAACTTGCGCCATTAAAAAATACCACTTGTCGTGCTGGATGAAAATTTAAATCTTGATCGGATGCATGGTAAAAACGGTCGTTATTGAAATCATAAAATAATGTGAGATTGTCATTCGGATTAAAAAATGTTACTTGATAAAACAAATGGCCATCTTGTCGAAATAAAAAAGCCGTTGATTGATCAGGACGTGTAATGCTTTCTAACAAATTATCGATACCGTCGGTTGAAATACGTTTAACCGAAGTGCCATTCATTACCATCATAGTTGCTGAATTATTCTCATTTTGTGATAACCAGCAGATAAATTCATCATTAGCGGCAATCGTTGAAATGGAGATGCACCCATTATCAATATTAAATGATTGCACACGCCGATAGTTTTCAAGATCCCCTATTTGTGTCCACATCTCACAAACAGTCGTTCCCATAACCAATACGTTATTTCCTTTTCCAGGAACACGCTTTACAGCAATCGCACTATCGGGTTTAGTCTGAAGACTAAATTGTGTATTTAGTTGAATAGTTGTAGCGGTATCAAATTCAAAGGCATACCAATTTTGTGAATTGTCACTGACGGTAGAAGAAGCAATTAAGAAAAAGGTATTGTGATAACACACATAACTCGGAATGATGGGATTGCCTAAAAACATCAAGGTTTGTTCCGTCAATGTATTATTCGTGTAGTTATAGATATAGGCATTTTGACCATCGACTAAACAAATCTGACTCGATAAGTTTTCATCAATAAAGACCTCACCGGTACTTGTATTTAACGTACCTACAAATTGGGGTGATAAATTCGCTGCTAATTTATAAACCGTACTGGATATCACGGCGATTAAAAATTGACCTCTTACGGAATGATAAAGCGCGCGTCCTTCCCCACTTGGCAAAATCTCGGCAACATTTTGAAAACCTGGATAGTTCACCATCCAATCATCGGAGATAAACATATTGTAGGTTTTTTCTAATGAAATCTTTGGATAACGCCCAAAGGTCGAACTTCCGACAACATTAACCGGTACTTGTGTCTGTTCACCCGATTGCATGATTCCTTCCTTAATTGGGTTTAACCCATCCATGACCTAGATTAATGAAGGCATAATTAAAGTTGCCGCGTTTTTGCAGGGAAGATGTTTTCATGATACGTAAATCAAGAACGCGTGAATTTTTATTGATAAAGGCTTCGTATTTACCTAATTGCTTCATAACCCCAGGCGGCGTTACAAAATTGTATTCAGCACAAATACGATCTGCGAGCGCATAACGTAAATAGGTGATGTAAAAATCATCGAGTGTTAAGGTTAAATCCTGACCTAATGCAACCGGAGGCGGTAAGAAAATACCGTGTATTTCAAAAGGATAATTTTGATCAGGAAAGAAATAGATATAAAGATTTCCACCTCCAAACTGGCGTTCAAAATACCATTCAAACGGGAGGGTTTGGATATTTTCAACGCGGCTAGTTCCAAAATATGCATTGCGTTTTTCATATTTCATCGCGTAGCGCACCTCATCTAAATAAAAGACGAGCGTATCTATCTGAATTAAATTCGGGATGTAATAGATTTGTTGGCCGATGATGAAATTTGAATTGTAAGTCGTTTCATAAGGAATCATTCCTTCATCGACGCTTTTCTCCAAAATGATATTATTAAGCCATCCCAGACCATCGCCAATTTGAGGACTATCAACGGTTTCAAATTCACGTGAGACTACGCCAGAGGCATAATAAGCACCTGAGATTAATTGATTGGTGGTATAAGCCATAACAGGCCTCCATGCCTAAATAAAGCCCCCAGTAAAGGGGGCTTATCTATTACAGATAGTCGTTAAAGCCTGCTGTCAACAATGTCAATGAATCACTACCCGACGTAACTTTATATTGAATGGTAGGTACGCCCGCATCTAACTCACAAGGCACAGTCGCCATTCCCTGCTGAGCGGCTGCTGCCCCATAACCAAACACCACAATACCGTTGGTTGCTGTTGAACCATAAGGTAAAAATGATGCGATATCGGTAGCACTATTGGCAGTGTAATCCACTTTAAAGATGACTTGGGTTGCAATCGGCGGCACAGATGTTGAAAGATTAATGGCTGCATAAGTCGTTGAAGTGCCTGCAGAAAGTGCACTAATACCGACATCATAGTAGTATATTCTTCCGCTTCCGCTTCCAAATTGCCAAAACTGCAATATGTCTGCGGAACTGTCCGTTAATACCCAACCCACTCGTCGATACATGTCATAACCAAAAGGCAATGCAGGTGTAGTTGCATTTAATGACAATAAACCAGCCGGTGTTTGATAGTCAGTAGAATCACCGATTACATAGACAGCATAAAAACTGCTGTCTGCAAGAACAGCGACGTCTACACCATTAGCACCCACAAAAGCACCATTGATAGCAACGGGTGATAATACGGGTTGAGAAGCGGTTGGCCCTAAAATAATATCATTCGTATTCGTAGAATCTCGGGAGGCGCCTAATTGCATGGTCACAACTTTAGCAGCCGTCTTTGAAATCCCAAGACCATTTACATATAAAAGTCCTGCATTAACAATAGGATAATTTGGCATAAGTTAACTCCATTAAGAGAAATTGATTTTTCATTTCATTACATAGGTAATGCGATCATCATGGAATATTCATCCACGAGTGTGCTTCCCCAAATAATGTCATGTACCATTCCGCGTTGGTTTTGACCAAAGAGCGAGCCGAAATACTGACGAAGCGATGCACCACTATTCGGATCCTGTGCGACGGATGTTGGATATGGCACTTCTTCCGGCAATTTTGGCATTGCAAGGTATAAGGGATTACCGGCCGTCATTAAACCACATCGGTGAGTCGGTAATACCGTTACTTGCATACCTGCAACAATTGGACTCGTAATATTTTGATCTTGGCCTGCGGCTGCTTGAAGGGCCGGATAGATATTTACAGTGACTTGACTACCCCCTGTGCTTGCTGCATTGGCGGTTGCTCTGAATTGAACCGGTGATTGTGTAGGTTGATGGCCAATAAAGGTTAAGAAACGTAAATTTGGCTGACCCGCTACGCCATCACTAAACTGGAACTTATCATAAGTCATGATGGAATTTGGATCATCGGCAGCAGCAGTTCCACTGAACGTGATTTGAATCACACCACCTTCCGAGTTAGTAACCGTACTCACCACAGTTAATACGCTGCCGTCATTTCCTTCTGTGCCTGCCGTATGGGTTTTCAATAAGTTGGATTGATACCAATCGCAATTTGAAAACTTACCAATTTCCCAACTCATCATTTCCCGATTATTTTTTTCAATCGTGAATTGATTTAATCCACTATTGATAATTCCTGGGAATGTGATATCGGATAAATAACCTTTGGTATTGTCTTTTGCCGCACCGAAGTTACGGAAAAATGCCAATGCATTTCCTAATTGAAGGTAAGAACTGATGTTTGTTACACCATCTCCGTAGAAACGGAACGTATTGGTTTCTGCGAGTGCAGATACGTTTGCTTCTACTTTGGTTCCAATTTCAGCAATCGCGGATTTACCGAATACTTCCATGTAATCACGGACGTTGAAGATAAATTGTTGTGCAGTGAATTCATATGCAGTCGATGCTTGTTGAGAAACCGTTAATTGTTGAACACGCTGAACCGCAGATTGGAACGATACGACAAGACTGTCGGTCGTTGTAAACCGTGGTGGCAAGTCAAAACTTACTGTATCCATTCATATTCAATTAAGGGCGTTACTCTTAATCCGCCTTTCGGCAGCTACCAATCACTTGGCAGATTAGACTATATCTTCACCCCTATTGGGGGCTGTGCGCTTCCACTCACTTGAGTGTACGAGCTTTCGCTCTAGTCGTTGCACCTTCCTCTTTCGAGGCTCGGCTCAGGATTGTCTACTTGAGAGTTCCCCTGAATTCACACAGTAACTACCAGCAATTACTCACTGGCGAGGCTGACAGTTAACCTAAGTTCTTCGGGATATCATCATTGAATCTCTGAAACTTTTTATTGGAAGTACTGATGAATGCAAATGTATTTAAAAGTAACGCAAGGTTAGACCTATTATAGGTAACAACTTGCTGCAATATATTGACTGGTGCCATTGCAAAACTCCTTTTTTGAAAGAAATGTTTTGCAACGACAAATTGAATTTATTAGAAGATATTAAGGCTCATCCTCTAAGCCAGGGCTGATTACGCAAATCCTGTATACTCAGTTTGTCGTTGCTTCCCGAAATTCTGGAAGACGACAAACGGTCGAGAGGATCGGCGACCTGATTAGAGTTTTCCTCGGCTTGCGCTTGGCGGTTTTCTGCAATTGAGCGAGAAACCTTTAATAATTCCGAATGCGCTTGTTTTGGAGCTCTTTCAGCGAGCCTATCAAGTCCTGCGAGCTTCATAGGATTTTTAGCCAATTCATAGATGACATCAGCTGCATTATCAATTCCCGCTACTAGATAAGTAAGCTGTGGAAATGCAGTCGGATCAAAATCTTTGGTTATTTCCTCGAAGTCTTCGTAAGTATTTTTACCCTGTTCCATTTTAGAAAGATACGAATTGGCAACACGATCCATTTCACTTTTGATTTGGCGTTGTTGCATCTCTTCATTGAATCTTTCTTGAACTTGCTGGTAGATAGCATTGGCATCTAATTCACGTGGAACGTTTTCATTTCGTTGTGATTGTTGTGCCTGAAGGGCTTCTAAATCCCTTTGATATTTCTCTTCCAGCTCACGCTTGGTTGCTTGGGCCACATCATACTTAGCTTTTTTAACAATCTTATCGACATGCGATTGCGGAAGCATTCTTTCAGGCTCTTGTGCAATAGGTGCTGTGTCTATAGGAGTGTCAGCGACTTGATTCTCTTCCATGTGTAACCTTCCATTGGTTTGTCACGATTAGCCCGCGTGGCTTCGGTAGATCCCTCTTTTACGATGGAGTATCGCTCAGTTCGCCGCATGAGTGCGTGTGGCCCAAGAGAATGCTTGGTCATTACCAAATAGTATATGACTTTTTTAAAAGTTCGCAACTATCGTTTCTTTTTTTTCTTTTCCATCATTCCTTTTTTTTCATCCATTCTTTTTTCTTTCTTCATTTTCTCTTCGTGATGTTTCATCTTTTCTTTATGCATTTCTCTTTTCATGGGTTTATCTCCTTTTTTTTCTCGTGCTTGTGAATAGGCAATAGCAACTGCCTGTTTTTGTGGTTTACCTGCTTGGACTTCTCTTCTTATATTTTCTGAAAAACCTTGACGGGTTTTAGCAGCTTTTCCTTTCACTAATGGCATAATAAATTTCCTTATCGTTTTCGCATACCTTTAAACGTCTCTGCTAAAATCGCTTGCTTTCTCGTTCTTGGATTTTTGCTTTTTTCTGCTTTTTCAAGTTTTGCTTCAGGAATATTCTTTCCTTTTTTAATGTGTAATTTTTCACGAAGCGCACCTTTTTTGATAGCGGCACCCTGGATCCATTTTTTATTTTCCTTCATGAGCTCCTCCTTGATTTAATTCATTTAAATGACTACTAATATTAATCGCGGACTCTACCGCAGTTCTACTATTTTCTGCATCCACTTCTGCAAGTTTTACTTCATTTTCTACATTTTGATTCTGAATCTTCGCCATAAGCTCAACAAATTTAGTTTGTGAATCACGCTCTTTAATTGCAACATTGGCAGCATCTAACTTCGCTCTTTCTTCAATGGCCATCATCTCCAATTGTGTTTGTGTGGGCGTTTGCAATTCTTTTTGTGCTTGTTGCATTTGCATTTGTTGCATTTTAGATTGTGCTTGTGCTTGTTGCATTTGCATTTGCTGTTGGGCTTTTTGCATTTGCGCTTGTTCTTTTTCGTATTCGATTGCTTTCTCTTTTAAGGAATCAATGCCGCGTATTTCGATATTATCCAATAGGGTTTGTAATCCTTTTTGGCTAAAGAATTGGGCAAAATTGGGCATTGATTGACTTAAACTTACAATCGTTTGCAAAGCAATTTCCTTTTGCATCGCAAAGTTAACCCCGACTTCGACTTTGACTTGTAGGTGATTCGGGTCATAGTTCATATAAAGAGATCCTTTTTTATTGATCTCAAAATATTCACGTTTCCCATCCGGTAAAAGAATCGGAAGACTGCGTGGTGTTCGATAATAACGCGGCATCATATCCATGTAGATATGTGCAATTCGACTTAATCCTTTAATCAATCCAACAATATAAGGCATCGATGCGTTGTTGCTTTGTATGGCACTTCTTGCAAATGCAATCCCTGACATCTGACTATTATTTTGACCGGCTGCACCGTCATAACTTCCTAAAATGATTTGGGTCATTTCATCCGACATCCTGAACGTTTCGGCAATTTGAGGTGGTATAGGGGTTCTTACGACTTCACGCGGAGGCGGCAATGTGACATCCGGATTTCGTGTATCCAAAAAGTGATTGTAGATGAGTGTATCTGCTTTTTGCACATTCTGATAAGCGGTTTGATAATCAGCCGGAATAGATTCTAAAGCTACAATAAATTTATGTTGAATGGTGTTTTCAAGTTCATTGCCAAGCGATTGGCCCGCTAAATTCTTAAGACGTTGAATACCCATCGCATGAAAGACATAAGGCCGTGTCATTTGCACATAGGCCGCTCCATCTCGAAGATTGACACTATTTCCATCGATAAAGACTAACGGCAGATATTTGTAATCCGTCTCGCATACATCTAATAATGCGGACTCACAAAATCGATACCGCACAATTTTTTCAATAATCGTTTTTCTTTTTTTAACAATGACGGGGGGTTGTTCAATGATACCTTGCTCTTCCCACTGCTCTAGGAATTTCTCATATTCTTTTTCAAGAACGGAGTGGCCATTTGATAATTTAACAATCGTTTCTTTCTTAAATTGTTTTTCGTAATAGTCACAAACTAAAACAATTTCTTCTTGTTCATTCTGAAAAGACCAATCAAAACCGGATAATGAACGGGTAAATTGCATCTCTTCTGCGATTTTAATACCAAACGTATTTTCAAAAGATTCTTTGGTCATAGGATAAAGTTCGGCACAAAACCGACCATCTCCTTTATGTGAATCACGGGCGAGTGGATCAAAAACACACAGGGTTGGATCAAAGACGCGTTCAATACAGATGTTTTGCTCAAAGCTCTTTTCATTGATGTAATCGGTATAAATTTTAACGACCGAAAAGCCACCCGCTAATAAATCCGAATAGGCATTATATTGAAGCATGTCATTTTCACCATCAAAGAAAACGGCACGAAGATGGGCTTCAACCACTTCTAAAGTGGCAATAAATTGTTTATCGAGCATGGAAAGCGGCACACCATCAGCGGCCCGAACCGTTAATGCTGGCTGTTGTTTGGCAAATTCGCCGCGAAGGCGCGAGATATACGCTTCTAAGATATTAAATTCGATGGTAGGTACGCCCCTGTCTGCAAGGGTCGCATTTTCAGTATCATCCAAAGAGGTTTTAAAGACAAACCGCGTGAACATTTCATAACGGGTTATATTGTCTGCAAAATAAAGGTGAGCTTCTTCGACCGATTTTTTAAGTAATTCTAATCTATCGGTATGTTTTTTCGCGATATCCGGCATTTCTCATCATCCCTGACCTAATGCGTCGTTGTAATTGTTGATTCATATTCTTAAGAATCTCTTTATGCTCATCTTCCCTGATGGCATTAGAATATATCGTTTTTTCAATTAAAGCGATACGAATAGCATCCGATAGCGTATCTGCAATATCATCATGACGATGGGTATTGTTAGCCGTAATTTTACTCATGTGTGCAATGCAATTATCTTTGTGCTTGGCATGATAGGAAAAGGAAATTTTCTTAGAAGCAACAAAAGGCTGCATATCCAAGAATCGTTGTGTTTTAGAGCCGGATGCAATCGTGCGCTCTATTTGTCTTACCTGCATCCCTCGTAATTCTTGAAGAATACTCAATAGAGTAACACCGGTTGATTTCTTTTCAATGGCAGCAATCAAAGGGGGAACAGGATAACGCACACAATTGGTATAAAAGTCCATAAATGCATCTTTTAAATCCTTGGGTTCTATCCGCATTTCCATACAATCAATCCAATGCAAACCCATTTGGCCTGTTTTGCGTCCCATCGTTTCAATCTCATAAACACCCCAAAAACTAAGTACTGTCGCATCATTCCAAGATTTATCCGTTTCGGCCGTATCAGCCGTAATAAAAGTGACAAAGCAGTTGGGTTCTTCATCTAATGTGACAAACCATTCGGGTCTAAATAAGCCGCCTCCTGCTGGTAATGGATCTTGTTGGTATTGGCTTGCAAAAACATACGGAGATTTTTCTTGGAGGGTTAATAACTTTTCTTTTGGCATCATTTCGGGATAAAGCGCGTTCCCTGCACTATCTAATCCCTTTAAAATTGTCGTATGCCAATCATCCACATCTTTACCGCTCGTGAAAAAATCAGTTAGATCTGCTTCATGGACGCGTTGCCCTATATAAATGATAGGAACATTGACGCCTCTACAGCGTTGACGGATGGTTTCATCATAATTATTAATAACGCCTTGACGTACTGCATCGCTATGGGCTTCGTCCGGTTTATGCGCATCATCAATAATGACAGCGCCTGTAAAGCGCGAAAGTCCAGGGAGTCCTCCATCTTGACCCGTGATGGCGCCTTGGGAACCAAATGCTTTAATCGAACCACCGGCGGTTGTTCTAAAAGAATCTTTGGCGCGGCTATCCGAATCAATCTCAATATCAAAGAGATAACAATACATTTTGCTTGAAACAATCGAACGAATAAAAGCCGTATGTTTGGCTGCTAATTCATGCGAATAGGAAATATATAGATAATTAGAATCAGGATAGCTTGCCAAACTCCAGGCAGCCCACATACTCACTAATGTTGATTTACCACAGCCTGGTGGCAAATTGATAATTTCTCGTAGGATTTCAAGGCGCATCACCGACGTTAAGGTTTTACAACAGCTAATGTGATGGGATTCCCTTCCCACCGGCTGTGAAATAATAAACTCACGTCCTGTAATGTACTTGAAAAAATAACGCGTAAACTCCAGTAATGAGCCTCGAAGTTTGGAGGCTTCTTCTTCCTTTTCATGATCGATGATGCCCGAAATCCATTTCGACATATTTTTAACTTATTGTTAACTTATTGTTAACTTAAGGGAAATTGAGAGTGATCTACAAATCGATTATAACCGAAATCCCTTTCGACATAATATTTTAACTCATAGCAAGTTTCGGAGTAGAAACAGGATCCATGGAAATAATCTGAGAAGGAATAGGTCCATTTTTTTCGATCTCACTTCCACTTAATCCATTATGAAGACGCAATATATATTCTACATCGGAATGCCCATTTTTCTTGGCATGATCTAACGCTGTCCATCCATTACGGTCGTATAGATTTGTATGTGCGCCCGTCTTTAATAAAACAGAAACACATTTTAAATGGCCTCTTGCAGCAGCTAATATTAAGGGAGTTTTCTCAAAGAATCCTTTTACAATTGCACATAGAGAATCTGGCATGCCTCTGCCATTTACATCTACTCTCTTTGATTTAATGGTTTCTTCCAGCGCTCCTGCATGCCCCTCATGAGCCAACCATTTTATCTCTTCTTGATTCTTTTTATGTTGCCGACATGGCATCCCATAAAATAATGTATCCAATGTGCCACTAAAAGGATTCCAAAAATTGGTTCCCAAATCTCGTCGAGTTACAGGAACTGATGTGGAGTCGGAATATCTTTCTATTTCGTCCTCTTGAATTTTATCCCCAGTATTAATTACAAGCACAGGACATGAAACATCATTACGGGGACATGATAATTCTTCCTCTAGCATCCGCATTATTTCGGCCTGATCTTCTTTTCCTTTTAGCATTTTATTGTCTTCTCGTAACTGTCTATTTTCTTCTAGTAACTGTCTATTTTCTTCTAATAACTGTCTATTCTCTTCTCGCAGCTGTTTATTCTCTTCTCGCAGCTGTTTATTTTCTTCTCGTAGCTGTTTATTTTCTTCTCGTAGCTGTTTATTGTCTTCCATGACTAAATTTAATTTTTCATTTAACTCATCAATGACACGATTTTTTTCTTTAATGGTAATGCTTTGAATTTCTACCTGTTGTTTTAAATATTTGATGTCGCGTGCCTGGTCATCAATTTTAGTAAGCGCCGTTTGCAAAAGCTGTTCTAATCGATTGACTTGATTTTCTAATCGAATTATTTTTTGGTCGGATGTTTCAACAGATTTTGAAGAGGCATCCACAATTTCTTTATTGGTAATAGGTATGGTTGTTTCTTTCGTTTGCATAAAAGATTCTCCAGTAATTGATAAAAATAACATCGTAAAATATTCCAAGAGTGCATCGACTCTTTTGCTCAATTTATCTAATGAATTATTTATTTCTTTTAATTCGAATGGCCTTTTCATGATATTTTTTCCTTATATTTGTCCGTAGTAAAAGAAGTCGTGACTTTATCATAGATTCTTAAAAGATAATGATTTTAGAGGGTGATTATTACCTTCTTTGGTATTAAATTGCATAAAATTGAATATACAATATAATCATTGGCGAAGATGATGTACGAAAGGATTTAGAAGGACCGAATAAGGACAAAGACGAACCAGAAAAGGAAAGGGGTAGTTATGCCATTAAATCAAGCCTTACGCAAACAGAGTAATGTGTTGTGGTGCATTAGCATTATTCAAGATCAACGTCCCTTAGCACAAACCAAAGAAGAATTTTCCGAAATGTCGAAAGACATTCTCAATACCGATACTATCGAGTCTTTAACCCTATGTCCTGTTGAGCTTTTACAGCGTTTTCGCCTCATGATCCAACATGGCATTGGAGAAGAAGAGGCAATTCAAAATTGCCATCGGCTAAAAGAGCAATGGTATAGCGATAATCGCCAGGAAATAGAACGATTAGAAGGCGCCAAGAAGCTTAATCTATTAAATTGGCAAGAATTCTTATTATGGCCTGACCTTTCAAATACGCTCTATGATTTGGAGAAGTGGTATAAGGAAGATCGTGATTTTAGAAATCTAGTAGATGGGCGTGTTAAACAAGCGCGCGAAAGCATGGCGCCAGATTGCAAAATATCCAATCCTATCGAACAAACTGCCCTTTTAAAGCGCTATCTTTTTGAAGAGTGTGCGTTCCAAAAGTTTGCAGCAGGCAAAGGCTATAATTACGAAATCTATAAAACGCCCATGAATAAAGCCATGCGCAGAGTAAAGCATAATAGTGACTTTGTGCCTCCTGGCGTATTAGTAGAAGTCTATTTCACGCAATTTATGCCAGTACCTAAAAATGATTCACCACCTCGCGTGCATGAAGGACAAAACAATGGATTTTCACAGGTATTGAGTAAAAATCCCTTAAATGTTCCTGCTTTAAATGGAATTATAAAACCAAATTCGAAGCCTGAACATCAAAAATCTGCTGCACAAAAAGTATCGGAATTCATAGAAAAAACCGTTGAACTTATTCCTGAAGAACAACAAGCAAAAGCCATCGACCTATTAATTAAATTCGCAACCAAAGAAATTATACCACTGTGTTACTCACCGCAAATGAACGATTTAAAAAATATTTAATTTTAAGCAAAGGAGTCGCTATGATAGAAGAAGATTTACGGATGATCGCTAAAAATTCTGTAATTGATGAATTATTTAACCTGTTTTCTATCAACTTTTCTTGGTGTGACAAGAACGGTCACGTTTTGGGATGTAATAAAAGTACTTTTGATTTCTTTTATTATCATGTCGGATTAGAAGATGTCATAGGAAAACATGTGAGGGATATCGCATCGCCTGAAGCATGGGAAAACACTAAAAAAGTCATCAAAACTGGCATTCCTATGGCCGATGAAGAAATCCATACCGATGAAGACGGAACGAAAACCTATTTTGTCAGCATGAAAAGCCCTCTTAAAAACGATAAAAACGAAATTATCGGTATGGTTAATATTGCGCTAGATATTACAGACCGTAAGTTACTCGAGATGGAATGGAAAAAAGCCAAAGAAGAAGCAGAACTTAATAATAAGAATAAAACTGAATTCTTATCCAACATGCGACATGATCTAAGAACGCCCTTTAGCGGTATTTTAGGCATGTCTCAATTATTAGAATCACAAGAAGAAGACCCTGTTAAAAAAGAAAGTTTGGGCGATATCGTTGCTTCTTCAAAATCCTTATTAAATCATTTGAATGAAATTATGGAATTTGTCGAGGTAGAAAACGGAAAGATTCCACTCGTTGAGAAAGAATTCAATATTCACGAAGTGATAAAAGACGTCTTTTTGATGCTATTGCCAGCAGCAAAAGATAAAGAATTAGATTTTGAACTATGGGTCGATAAAGAATTACCAGAGTACCTTTTTGGGGATTCCATCCGTATTCAACGCATTTTAATGAACCTTATCACCAATGCAGTGAAATTTACGGAGAAAGGCTTTGTAAATGTGAAAGCCTATTGGAATAAAACTACCGATGAAAAAGGTATTTTACAAATTGTCGTCGAGGACAACGGGATTGGCATTCCTTCGGATAAAAGAGAGTTCATTTTTGAGAAATTCAGTCGATTAACCTCAGCTTACCATGGAGTTTATCCAGGAAAAGGCTTAGGACTTAACATCATGAAGCAATTCTTAGAAGAATTAAACGGACAATTTGAACTTGTAAGCGAAGTCGGAAAAGGTACTACATTCACCGTGCTCATTCCGCACAAAATTTCGTTATTCAAAATAATTAAACAAAGACATTTTAAACCCGATAGCGATAAAGTGTTATTAATCGAGGATTATCCGATTGTTTCCAAAATGTCCAAGAAGATAATGGAAAATACCAAATTTTCTAATTTTGAAGTGGATATTGCAGAAACAGGCCTCCAAGCATTAGAAATGATGGAAGGACAACACTATGATTTAATCCTCATGGATATTGGATTGCCTGACATTGATGGTTATGAATTAACCAGGCGCATTCGTGCACACAAAGACCCTTATATTGCAATAGTTCCTATTATCGCCTTAACGGCACATACCGGCATTGAGCAGAAATGTATTGATGTTGGCATTGATGACATTCTTACCAAACCTTTAACCGAAGAAATCATAAAATCCATTCAAGACTATTTATTATTAAGGAGATCGCATCATGCTAGTACTATCACGAAAGTTAAATGAACGGGTAATTATTGGGAATGACATCACGATAAGCGTGCTTGGAATTCACAGGTTTTATGTAAAATTGGGATTTGATGCACCTTCTGGTGTCAGTGTGCATCGTGAGGAAATCTATAAAAAAATCCCAAAAGTAGATGAAAGCAAGAAAACCCTTCACTTAGTGATGGATGGCCGTTAAAAAGGTTTTTTATTCTTTGCATCGAGTTCTGCTCGCAATGCCATCAACTCGATTTTAAGTTGTGCGTTTTCCTCGTTTTTTTGCTCAAGCAACGTACTATCTCCGTATTGCTTTGGCAATAACTTGGAAGCAAGCCACTTTCGAGCATCAATTTTAAGCCTAGCAACAGCGACATCTTCATAATTTGCAGAATTTGCAATTTTTATGCATTCTTCGGCCAATATATCGGCTTGTTTCATCTTGGCTCGCGCGTATTGCCTGTAAAATTCCTCGTTTTTAAGCATCCATCTTCGCACCGTAGTTTCATCTGGGAAATCATCATTTAGAATGCAGATTTGATCCAGACTCATCGTGGTAGTTGAGATGAGCTCGCAAATTTTATCAGTTTTTTCTTCGCTATAACTAGAAGGTCTCCCGACAGGGTTAGATTCTTTCTTCTTCTTCAGTGATTTTATGGGCATTTTTAGAATCCTTTCTCTTTAGTTTTTCTGAATTTAATTTTTTCGTTTCTGTTTTCTTTATTTCATTTAATTCTTTAAGTGTCTCTTCGATAGATTTTGTAACTCCTTTTCCAAGACACATGGGACAATCAACTTCAGGTGCGCCCATATTTATATAAGTATACCCATTATTTAATTTAAAGAGCTTTTTACGACCACAACAGCGTATACATCGAACAGTTCCATTTATCATCAATCTTTCCCTATATTTGTCATACTAAAATATTATTTACATAATAAAATTATGTGTTAAGATAGCAATAGTCGGTTAATTATACCGATTTTACGTAAACATACCTAGGAGAACGGAACAATGAAAATATCATTTAATGCTGAAGAATATGATAACGGTTTAGAAGTACTTCGTGATGAAGAAATAAAGGCATTAGAAGAATTAAACCACGCAACAAACGGGTTAGTCCAAGAATTTTTCATAACATTACTTAACCCTAAAAAACAAGGAGAACAAAATGAGCTATAAAGGCGCAATGGATGGATGGCATGGTGATGAATATGAATGCCAAGGAGATTGTGGAGTTTGTGAGTCATGCGAATTTGTCCAAGATATGAAAATGGATGATGACGATGACGATTGGTGGGATGAGTTATTTTAAGTCGGATGTGTTTCATGAAAGAGAGGGGAGAATTTGTCTCTCCCCTAATGCTCGCAATTATTACAAGTTATCATTGACGAATCATGATGGGAACAGCGGGAACTACGGGAACAAGTAACGCTAGCCACGCTTTTGGTGTTCCCTAAGTGTTCCCGCTTGTAATGCGGACGGGAACAGATTTGAAATTCACCACCGTATCACCATTTCAATTTTAAGACATCAAATCTCTTTATATTTAAATTCTATCCAGAACCCGCGCTCGAGGTATAACCAACTGTAGATCGTTTAAAATTGGTATCTAGATTTCGTTCTACGCATGTATTTTTAAGTAATCCCCATTCAAGTTTTATTTTTTCAATGCCATCCCTGCATTTTTTGCGCTCGGCTTCAAATTTTGCTTTCTGTTCGGCTGTTTTTTCCGGTTCTTTCTTGGAAATAAAGAAAGGTTGCCGGTTTACTGAGCTCCGAGGAGGGTCTTTATCCACAAATTTATACTTATCCACAGGTCTACGTATGGTATCTACGTGTATATTTTTATTAATAAAATTATTTATATATTTAGGATCGCCAATGATGACGGGGGGTGATATTCCTTTATTCATTGAGGGTTTTGAGTAACGAATAGGGGTTTTGTCGGGTAAACTGGATAACTTAAAATCCGGTCTATTTTTCTCTTCTTCCATCCATTCATGAGCTAGAAATTTGTAATGATTAACCCCACCATGCTTTACCAAATAGGTAATAATAAGTCCCACCGTTCGTAATTCTTTCAACGCTCGTTCGATGGTTCTGGATGATCGCTTCACTTCTCTAGCCAATTGATTGACAGAACGGTGAACAATTTCGCTGTTGTGACCCCACCGAAGTAGACGACCGTAAACCTTTTTTGCCGTCTCGCTCAACTCTGATTTTGGAATTTGAAGGAGCCAGTAAGGAATAATTATTTCCGAAAGAAAATTGAATTGATTTGGATGAATAAATTTTGTTGAAAAGCTTGATTTTTGGAGGACATTTGTAATATTATTCATTTGAATTTTACCTTAAGTTTTGTTGAAAAGCCTTTTGGGGAAATTTGAATTTTTCCTTAATTTTTGTTTGAAAAGCTGATTTTGGGGGAACATTTAACTTGGATAGGTTAACGTTTTACGTTAATCATTGGGCACGGATGCCCAACTTTATTATTTTCAAATTGATTATTTCGCACCTATTCCCCACTTTTTACCCGCTTTTTTCCCCAACTAAATAAAATTAATAATTAATCACACTGAGGGGTTGGAAAATAAGAAAGAATTCTTTACAATATTCTTAACTCATCAAGGTGCAATCTTGGTGCAGTTTCTTTAAATGGCCACTGCCAGCCTTGTTATTTCATTTTAATCATGAAGTAACAAGGTATATTCTAAAACCATTTTCTTTAAAAGATCAATAACCTAATCGACTGAACGCGACTTAAATTGTCCATTAGACAAAAAAGCAATGAAATCAGTTGTGATGGGAAAGCTTTTTTGAGGAAATAATAAATTAATCAATCCCTCTGTAACTTGGCATGATAATTTATCAATCATTTTCGGAGTTATCACTTGTCCTGAATATTCGACAAGATGTCCTTTTAAAATATGATAAATACAAACACTTGTCTCTAAAAAACTATCATCATTTATCACTTTATTCTCCTTTTCAATTAATTGAATCCAT